GCCGCTGTTTATCCGAAGCGGATGCCCCACCTTGTCACGGAGAGGCTGGAGCACCTTTTCCGTGAGTTCCTTCACAGCGTCACGAACCGCGAACGAGGTGATCACGTTGCAGATGCCTTTACGCTTTGCCGTAGGTGACTCCTCGAACTCGCGGTAACTGAAATCCTTACTGATTGTCCCCATCTTCAATCTCCTTAGTTGTTTCCTCGTTTCTCTCGATGCAGACCGCGCCCCCGATGTCCGCTCCGGTCTTTGCCTGCACCACGGCCTCTATGACCTTTGCCGCGTCCACCTTGACCTTGGCCTTGTGGCCGAACTTCCAGAAGTACCAGTTCTGTACGATGCTTATCAGCTCCACGGCGATGACCACGAGCATCAGCCCGGTCTCGATGATCGTGTAGCCCGTTGCCACGGCCAAAGACGACGCCAGCACGACCCAGCAGAAGTACTCCACCGCCTTGCCGACGGTGCGCCTTATGGCCCTGCTTATCCTGATCCGGTCGCCCTTTCTCTTGGCGGCCCTGATGCCGAACACGAGGTCGATCAGGATGACCACCGCGGCTATGACAAGGTATGGAAGCATCCTCTCGAAAGACTGCTGGAAAAACAACAACAACGTGGCCGAAATGCCCGTGCCGACCACGACACTGCCTGTGGACGCTTCGTCCGCAAGGATGTGGGCGTTGAAATTATCGATCATGCTGCGTCGATTTCTCGATGTGAATCACAACCGGCAGGTGGTCGGACATCGCGAAGCCGTCGTCAAAGACCTCGCAAGACACGACGTCTATGCCGAAAGCCGCGCAGTGGTCTATGTCGCCTTGCGCGCCCGTGGAATAATTCCGGAACGTCACGCCGGATGTTTTGGGCGCCGTCCGTGCCATCAGGTTTTTCTCGACGCTCGCGGCCGGGTGGTTGAAGTCCCCGACGATCACGCACGGCTTCTTCTCCGTCTCCATCCTGAGCCTTTCCCACACCTTTTCCATGCACTTGCGCCATGTGCCGTGGACGTTGATGACCCGCACGCCGTCCGCGACGGCCGCGTTGTGGTGCATGGAGAACCACAGCGGCCTCGCCTTCACGCCCTTGCGGACGTAGATGTGATGGGACGCGGAAAGGCCGACGCGGTGGTACTTCCATGGGATCCAAAGGTTCGCCGGGAACGACAGTTCCTGCAGGCACAGCACGTCGGGGTCCCGCTCCAGGATGAAGCTCCTGACGCGCTCCATCCTTTTCACCCAGAACCTTTCGGAAGCCCGTTTGGTGTCCCTTGTCCAGACGCGGCAGTTCAGTGATATTATCATCATGGCCGTTCCTCCGCGATGTCAGCCGGAACCGCGTCCGCGTCCTCCGGAACCTCCGCGTCAAGGACGGCCAGCCCGGCCTCGGCCGCGTTGATCTCCGCGCGCCACGCCCTCCTCTCCGCGAGGACGGCGGCGTACTCCTCCGCCGTGGCCGCGCCCTCCGCGATCTTGGCCGCCACGTAGTCCGTCTCCTTCAGTTTCGCCTCCCTGTCCCTGACGAGGGAGTACAGGACATTCCTCCTGTCCCCGATTTCCTGTCTTTTCATTGTGTCTATCCTTGTTTAATTTGAAATGATATCTTCTTTTGAGCAGCTCGCCGTGCCTGTATCCGTCATCAGCCACGAAGCACCTTCTGTCATCGTCATAATGGCAGTATCTCAGCCACTCCGGACTCACCTCGTCCACGAGGCCGCGGATGATGCCGTAGGCGTCCCGACGCTTCATGAGCCCGAGATAGCTGTTGACGCTTGACAGGAAGCGCTCCTGCATGGACGTCCGCGCCATGCGGTTCCACATGCGTATCTTTCTCCGGCAGTTCCGGACGCACCTGTCGCTCGCGTATGTCCTGCCGAACTTGATCTTCGCCCCGAGGAACGCCAGACCCTTGCTGTAATGCTGGCAATAACGCTTCCTCGAAGTGGCGCTGCAATATTTTCATCTGCATCAGGCACGCTATGACCTCCCGGGGTCTCGGCTCCGGATTGATGAACGCGTATAGAAAAGAAACAAGGGTGCGGCCGTTGAAATCCTCAAGCAGCCGCGCCAGGTCTCTCTCCCAGTGCAGCTCGAAATGCACGCTGTCCGGACTCCTGCGCTTGTTGGCGCGGCATCCGAGATAGTCTTCTATGAGCGTTTCAAAAACCATTTCCTTAAATCATAATTCACAAGGGGAACCGCCACGTTCCTGTTGTTCAGGTTGCCGCCGTTCGCATAGCCGACGTTGCCGTTCGCGATCCAACCGTTGTTGGAGTTGTAGCGGGAACAACTCCAGACGTTGCCGCTCCGAGTCCCATGCCTTGCTCTTACCTGCCGCATGCGCGGAAGGAGGGTCTCCTTTATGATTCCGGAGACTGCCGGATCGTCACCCGACGCCGGTCGTGCCCTTGTTCCTGTTCTTCGTTATCGATTTCCTCCATCTCGTCACGCCCTCGTCCAGCTTCGCCAGGCTCTCAATGATCCTCACCTTCATCTGGTCCGGAGTCTCGCCGGACCTCGCGTCCCGGACGCTGATGACGTTCCTGCCTCCGATCAGTCTGACCGTCCACATGAACACTGCCATGTTGGCGCACAGTCTCTTGAGATGTATCCACCTGTCTTCCTCGAAGTCGTAGGCAAGCATGAACTCCTTTATCACGTCTTGTATCTGTACGACCGCCCTGTTCCCGTAGCGGATGCGATCCACCTTGTTCATCATCATCTCCGCCCTTATCAGCAGGTCGTACAGTTCCACCGCGTCTATGATTATCTGCGGCTGCTCCTTCTCTCCAGGCAGCAGCGCCGGCTCGTAATATTCCGATTTTGGCATAACACGATGTCTTTTTTTTTGTCTGATGGGCGGTCGCGGGGACGCTCCCGCCCGAAGTATAAGCCTAAGCCGCGCCTCCGGCGACGTTCAAAAGCACAAGGGGAACCGCCACGTACCTGAAGTTCAGGCTGCCGCCGAACGCAAAGCCGACGATGCCGTACGCGATCCAACCGTAGTTGGAGCCGAAGCGGGAACAACTCCAGACGCTGCCGTTATTCCCCAGTGCCGGGGCGCCGATGGCCTTGAGGGCGGAATTCACCGGGTCCGCGTCGCGGTCGTTCGTGGTCGGGTATCTCAGCTGCCCGACAATGCTGAACACGCGGCCGATGTCCGGAAGAACCCACTCGCCTTTCTTCAACAGTTCGTGGTCATACCCAAGATCCGCTGCCAGCCTCGCCGCCGGGCTCGCGTATTTCTCCGCGCCATCCCGCCCCGTGTATTTTATCCCCGCGAGGTAATACGTGTTGCCCTTCTCGGTGCCGTACGTCGCCTTGTCAAATATGCCGGACTCCGAAGGCAGCACCGGCAGGAAGGCCTCCATGAACCTCAGCCAGCCCTCCTCTCCCTCGCCGTAGACGCCGCGCAGGAAGGCGCAGTGGTCACTCTGGTACTGGGATGTCCCGAGGTAGCCCGGAAGGCAGATAGGATAAACGACTTTTTTTGAGGCGACATCCGTCTCCGGATTATATACTTTGCTGCCGTTGTCGTTTCGGAAATAGGTCAGGGCCCTCGGCCAGTTGGTTATCGCGCCTTCGCCGCCTCTCGCGCCATTTCGGCGGAGCATCTGCGATGTCGCGGTCCACTCCGGGGCCGTGGCGGCGGTGGCCGCGAACCCCGCCTTCGCCCCGTTGTAATATCCCTGCCGCCAATCGGTGGAGCTGAAATGCAGGGTCACGCCGCCGTCCTCTCCCGACACGGCCACCCAATCCTGCGCCGTGAACGGCTCGTTCGCCGTGAAATAGGCGTTGAGCTGGGCGACGAGAGCCGCCGCATCCGAGGCGTTGTAGCTGATGACGTAGTCATGGTTGGCCCCCCAGTCATCGGAGGCTTCCCTGACGCTGAGGACCCCCGTCCGGTCGGTGCCGTCGAGGGTGAAGCCGGAGAGCTTAAGGAACCATCTTTCGGACATCTGCGCGGCCGCGAACGTCTTGCTCATGACCGCCACCTCGCCGCGGAAGTCCGGATGGTCGACCCCTATGGCCACCACTCCGACGACTTCGCTCCCTTCCTCAAGGCCGCCGGCCTTGAACGTCCCAGGGGCGATGAAGCGCAGGGCGTGCGAGCCGTCAAGCACGGCCACGCTGCCGGTCCTCGCGGACCTCAGCCCCACGACCACGTTCCTGCCGTCGTATCTGCATTCGTTGCCATTCTTTATCAGGGACACCTGGCTTTCCGCCGCCCCCCTGTTCGTGTCGGCCTTGTAGGCCGCCTCTGTGTCGTAATACTTTATCATGATAAATCCTCATTTTTAAGCCTGTTTCCAGTCGGCCACGGAGCCCGTCCCGACCGCGTAATACAGCCCGCCGGAGCCCGCGTCAAGGTTGATATAGAGCTGCCCGGCAAAAGCCGGGATGCCGTTCCACGGAAGCCCCTCCGGGAGATTCTCCGGGATGTTCGCCTCCGCCGGCACGCCGTGCGCCATCATCACGAGTGGATAGCGACACCTCGTCACGTCCTTCACGTCGAGCGTCTCCGCGGTCGCGACGCCCAGAAGTCCGCGGCTCCCTTCCAGCGCATCCAGACGGGCGGCGAGGCTCACAATCGCCTCGGCGACCGTGAGATTCTTACCGTCCACGTATAGCTTTACCGCCTTGTTCTCCACGGTGTTCTCCGACTCGTCCGAAAGCTCCGCGTCAGGGGCGGCGTTCCTCTGCGCCCCTGCCTCGATGCCGTCGAGCTTGGCCTTGTCATCCGCAGTGTAATCATTGCTGGACAACCCCTTGCCGTCCACCTTGTCCACCTTGGCGGCGAGGTCGGACATCTTGGCGTAGCCCGCGAGGCTCTGGTGCTGCGTCAAAAAGCCGCTGTCGTTCTCCAGCTCCGAGACCTTCGATGGAATCTTTGTCGTGTCCGGCAACGCCCCCACCTCTTTTGCCGTGTATGTCGGCTTCGCGGCGGCCTTCGCCCATCCCGGCACGGTCGGGTCGGTCTCCGTGTATTCCTGCAAGGCGGAATCAAGTCTTGCCTTGTCCGCATCGGTGAAGTCGTTCGTGGACAACCCCTTGCCGTCCACCTTGTCCACCTTGGCGTCCAGAGCCTCCGTGACGGCGGCAAGATCTGATGCGGCCTTCTCTTTGGTCTGGTATGTCCCGGCGGCGTGCTCCTTGGTCTCGAACTCCTCGTCCGCCTCGTCCTTTGTGTAGGACGACGGAAGGCTCTCCAGCTTGTCATCGACCTCCTTCTTCGTGTAGGCATCACCCTTGCCCATAAGCCCGAGGTCTCCGGAGGTCTTGTCTCCGTCCAAGGTGACACCGTTGATTGACGGCTTGTTCTCGAGCAGGTTGTAGTCCGTTATGCCGGAGACCTGCCCGACGCGGAGCGTCCTCGACCTCACGTCCACGGAGATGTTCATGCCCTCTCCAGTGCCGCCCTCCGCCGTGGAGCCGAGCGACGCGGCGCCGCTGTCCCGCACGACCTCGAAGAGGTTGCGCTCGAAGACGCGGAACGACCCGCCGCCCTTTTTGAACGTTATCTCCACCCCGTAGCTCCCCGCGCCGTAGCTTCCCGCCTTGAACAGGGCGCTGACCTTGCTCCCGGACACCGAGACGCTCTCGCCGTCCACCCTGTTGTACGTCCCGACTATCCTCATGCGCACGTCCGAAGCCTCGGAGAGGTCGAACGCCGCGTAATACCCCTTGCCCTCGTCGTAGACAGAGAGCAGAGCCTCCACCGTCAGGTCGTTGCCCGACACCACGCGCACGGTGGGGGAGCTCACCCCGCCGCCGCATCCGCATCCGCATCCGCAGTTTGAATATACATCTGACATATCTGTATCGTTTTTTTTTACTATCTTTGTCTTGTTAAGCGTCCACAGGATGCTACACTTCGTTAAGCGTCCACAGGATGCTACACTTCGTTAAGCGTCCACAGGATGCTACACCGGACGGACGCAAGCCTGTCCGGCTTTTTTCTGTCAATAAACCAAGCCTATCCATATCTCTGACATTAATTTGCTGCCGCCCGGAGAAAACAGTCTTACATCAATAGGGGCGACATCCGAGTACAGATAGCGCGGCACATGGTTTAACTCCATCGTTGTGTTGCCGAGTGTCTTGGAACTGTCCAAGAGGGCGGTGAACGCCGGGTTTGCATAGCGCACGGCTATCCCAAACCGCTGCCTCGTCTTCTTCAAGTCCCCGAACCCTCGACCGGAATTGGATTCAGCCGCCCACTGTTCGTAAGTCCTCCCGAACAGCTCCGCCTGCGTGTGGTTGCTGTCGGTCATGAATCGTTTGACGATGAAGTCCCGGAGTTCCGACACCTCAATGGCCGCCTTCCCGCCCGTTCCCGGCGCCGCGAACGCCGCATGGTCCGTTATCATACTGTCACCGAGTGCCACGAACCATCCCTTTCGGGCGATAAACAGCTTGTTTCCGTACTGGTCCGTCCCTCTTTTGGTTCTATTATAACGCCTGTATCGCATCAAAACGGCCTCATAGGCCGTTGATGTCAGCAGCGGGTGCGACACAATTATTCTGTTGACGGGTTCCTGCTCGTTAGGCGTCCCTCTGCTCATCTTCAGCCGCGGGCGCGTCTGCAGGCGCGCGAGGTCGTCAGCCGTGGCGGTGGCCTTCGGAATCCCGAAAGAGAATGAGAACTTCTTTGCCGTGTCGGGGCCGCTCGCCGTCACCGAGGCCGTCGGCGTAGTCCCGTCCACAGCTGTTGCCGTGGCGGTCGGTGTGTCAAACCCCGCGGCCGCCCCCGGAGCGCCCGTGCCTCCGGAGCTGGAAGATGAACCCGATCCGCCCGAACCTCCAGTGCCTTGGTTGTACACGCCAGATGTTGTCAGTTCCGTGTATGACAGCGACGCGGCCGGAAGGCTGAGCATCGATAGGTCTATTTCTCCCGTAATAAGATTGAACGAGTATTCCTCAACGAGATAATCCAGATTATCGGCTGATGAATGGGCCGTCCTGACGAACTCAGGGAGCATCCAAGAGGAGGCGGTCTTGAACATCACGACGCCGGTCAATCTCAACCGCGGGGTCGCCACTGACAAGGCGTTGTCAATCGCCATAAAGGCGTTAAAGTCCTGCGCTGAGGTGATGGCCGCCGATGTGAACTTCTTCTCCTGAATTTTGTTCTGGCGCGCCTGCGCCATGTCCGCCCCGAACTGGAGTGTTACCTCGTCCGCGATGGATCTTGCGGCGTTGTCCAAAATGACGCGCGTCGCCAACCCATCAGGGAAGTCATCCATCTCAAGCCGCGCCCCGGTCACTTGCGCAAGTACTGCCCAATTCCCCTCCGTCGTACTTCCATTACGGGCAACTTTTATCGACAGGCTCCCTTTTACGGCCGTGAAATCCACTCCGTTCACCTTGGCAGGGACATCAAGGGCGTAGGAATATTCCTCGAATGAGGAAGATGATATGACGCAAGTAATAGGGTAATCATCGCCTGGATAGTCATCCGTGAGCTCGCCATCCGTGTTGTAATATATTGATTTGTCATCAGACCCAATCACGATTAGCCCAAATAGCAACTTCACCGGTCCTCCAACGCTGCGACCCGTCCCATTGCCTTTCCTGGCCTTGAAAGTTAACTTGTACCTTCTCCCGGAAATGATATTGGGAAATAAAAGACCGGCGATGGCATCGAAAGACGAGACGGGACCTGAAGTTGTCTGCGTCCGACGTGCATATAATGACACTATATGGCCGCTCCACACCGGTGAGCCGCTGATGGTAAGCATACATGAATTGTCGAAAACATTGGCCACATTGGCCGCGTGTATCTCCTCGCTTACCGTCAATTCCTTCCGCGCCGGTTCAATCTCCGCCGAGAGGTTGCCAACCGGGAACATCTGGCCGGATCCAGCCAATGAACTCAAGCCGATATAGCTTATCCCGCTGTAATTGCTGACATCGGTCTCCCGCAAAACCACCCAACTGAGGGTGCCGGCATCAAGACGTATACAAGCGTGCAGACTTTCCAGAAGGCCGTCAAGGACATCGTAAAATGTGCTTCCGGCCATAGCGTCCACGTTCACCGTCATAGTGATCAAACTCTCACCGTCGCCGGACAACGAGCTTATGGCCGTTATATTCGTCATCCCCTGATTGGTCTTGTCGAGCAACAAAAGAAGCAACTCCCTGACCGTCTTGTCTCCCTGCTTCTCAAAATCGAAGTTTTTCAGCTCGGCCAAATTGTCGGAGGCCGTCAGTGTTATGTCGTAGGGCGCGTTCACCCACGGTGCGGAATACAGCTCCGGCGTGACGAACCCGCGCCAGACCCGTGACGCTCCGAACTTGACCTCCACCTTGTACTGAGTTGGGTCGGAAGTGTACAGATCGGCGAACTCATCCTCCACGAGGCACTCCGCCGCCCATTCCAGGGACGAGCCGAGGATGTGGCCGGACTTCTCCCTCTTCAGGACGGCCGAGCCTCCCACGGCGCGGCGGTAAACCGTACCCGAGTAGTCCTTCTTCGACACGGAGATGGTGACCTCCGGGCCGTCGGCCGCGTCAAAGGCAAACCTGTATAATTCACCGTATGCCATAATCTAAGTCGTGTATCTCTTTCTGTTTGCCTCGTTGTTCAGGACGGCCACTAGTTTAGAGCCGTCCGCCTGCAACGTGCCTGTAACGTGCAACGTCATCTCTCTCTCCCAGCTGCGGTCGCTGGAGCTGTTGTTGGAATATCCCGAACTTGCTACCGAACTGGCCACGTAGGACGTTCCGGTTGCGCTGTTTACTGCCGCCTGTAATCCCGCCCTGGCCGCCGCTCCCACCGCTATGAGGGCGGCTCCGGCCGCTATGGCGGTGTAAGGGTTGGTCAGCATCGACTTGAAGGCCTCGGACGCGAGTCCGGCGGACACCATGATTTCTCCCATCTTGATTGCGGCTTCTGCAAGAGGTGTGAGCAAGGCATTCATCAGTCCCGCACCGCTGAAATCCTCCAACCCATAAAGGCAATTAGCAAGATACTGGAAAGAGTTTGACAGGCCGTTGACAATGGCATCGGAGACTTCCTTATTTGCTTCCTTGGTCGCGCTGACCATGTTGTCAAGAAAGGTGTAATAGCTTTGCATGCTATCCGATAGCTTAGAGACATCTATCTTGGACAGCATCTCTTCTATGGCTGAATAATCAAAGCTTCCCAGCCCTTGCAGCCCTTGCAGCGCCTTTTCATTAAGGTTTGCCCCACCCGATAGGCCAGACTTGTATTCCGCCCGTCCTTGCGGCATAGAGGAGGGCAGCGGTGCGGTGATGTTGTCCAATGCCATCTTTTCGCGCAACTCCGACGCCTTCTCCATCGCCGCGCTATACTTGGCGATCTCCGCTGTTCCGGTCTCTATGGCCTTGTTGACCTTGTCGCTCCACGCCTTGGCGGTCGCCGCCGCGCTGTTGGCGATCTCGTTCTGGAGGCTGGTCATCTCGCGAAGCCTCTGGTTGAGTTCCCTCGAGGTGTCCTTGATGGCCGCGTAAGCTGAACGCTGCCTGTCCATGTCCTCTACGGAGCTGCTGGCCAGGTCGTTCTGCGCCTTTATGTTGTCAGCGAGCTTTGTCTGCAGCTCGATCTGCTCACCGCTGATGGTCTTTTGCAGTTCAATGGCCTTTTCGACCGCCTCTTGCCGCTCTTGGACGGATTTCGACTTGTCGGAGGCGGTAAGCATCAGGGCGGCCACATCCGCCAAGCCTTCCTTCCACTCGATGGTCTTGTCCTTCATGGCCTCTGTGGTGTCGAATATCTCCTTTGCGTAGACCTCCGCCTTCTCCGCCGCCTTCTCCGCTGCCTTCATCACGGTAACTACTTGCGCCACATTCCTCGCACCCTGCCCAGTTTCCCCGAACAATTTCCCGCTCAAAGCCGCTCCTGCCAATGTTTTCGCCTTCGTCCACCACTTGGACGCGTTGTCTTGTTGGGCCGCTGTCCATTTTCCGACCCCGGACATGTCGCCCGCGGCTTGGGCGAATGTGCCTTTCCACGCGTCGGTCTGCATTGTCTGCGCTGTTCCCTCGACCGTGTTGCGGTAACGCTCCGCCTCTTCATTCAGAACCTTGAAAGCAGCGATCAAGCCGGTCAGCGCGATTCCGGCTATCGCTCCCGCCGCCACACTAGCACCCAGCGCTATTTTCTGGAATGCGGTCTCGCCCTGGGCCGAGAACCCCTTCATCAGCCCGGCCACGTTCTTTATCTTGGAGCCGATTTCAGCGATTGCTCCCACGGGAATGCCAAGGGACCCCTCGACCTCCGAGGCCACCTGCCCCACGGTCTTTGAGAAGTCCTTCGTGGCGCTCTTTGCGGCCGCCATCTGCTTTTTGAATCCCGAGGTGTCAGCGTCAACGCTGACCTTCATCTTCTTGCTTGCCATCCCTTTTGTCGCTATTCATTATCTTTAACAGATTCGCCAACGATCGCTCTTTGACTTCCTTAGGCGGTTCTATGGAATCCGAGCCTATGTCATCCCATGGCATAGGCCAGAACTTAGACGGATCCTTTATCTGGTCCTTGCGCCTTAGTTGCACATTGAAAAGCCTCAGTGCCGCTCCACGTGCCAATTCGCCCAAGTGCTTGGCGTTTGCTTCCTCCTTAATTCCGTAGGCTCTCATTGCTTCCCAGAACTCTCCGACAGGCATCATGTAGAACTCAGCCCGCGGTATTCCAAGAAGGCCGAAAGCCCATCCGCGCATGTCCGCGAAGGTTACGCTCAGATGGGCGTCCTCATCTACTCTTTTTTTTTGGACTCCTGCCCGGATGCTCCTGGCGTAAGCTCTTTGAAGATTTCCGCTATGGCGATCGGGACTTCCGTCAAGGAGTCCGGAACGGCACCTATCTGTTCCGGGGTGAACCGTTCATCTTTGCCGTCGATCCTCAGCCCCTCATTAACGCAAGCCGCCACCAGCGCCGGGCAATCCGATGGGGACAGCTTGGAGATGTCCATAAGCCCCTCCATTGTGTTACGCCCTACAAAGGCAAGGAAGGCGGCTACCGCGTTGAAGTTAGCAGTAGCGGGGTAATCTACCCCATTAAGTCTTACGTGCGCCATTATCCCGTTACTTTAGACATCTCTCCAGAAACCTTGAAGTTCATCGTCCATGATGCCGTGTCCTCAGAGTTGGAGCTTTCGGTGTAACCTGTGCAGACGCAATTCCCGGAATAGGAATCGCCCCCCTCGCATGAGTACACAAACGGAATGATAGCCGCGGACCCTTTCTTCAAGGCCATCTCAATCAGGTCATCACGGTTAAGCTTCGATGTCTCCCCCGTGGCCGAGACTTCAACCATTCCCTGCGCGGCAAAAGTGACCTCTTGGCCAATGATGGCAATCTGCTTGTTGCCCTGATCGTCCTTTGTGATACTTTCCTTCGTTGTCGGGGTGATTGTCAGATCATCCTGAGTGCGTCCGGCAAGCGTTTTGCTGTTGATTTTGAATGCAATATTGTATCCTTCGACCATAACTATAAATTGTTTAATTGTTTTGCGTTATCTGAAATCTGACCTCGCTTTGCCATATACCCTCAACGCAGCGGTCAGCCCGCGTAACTGTCAATGAACGGAAGGTGCCGTTGTTCATCTGGGTCAAGACCGCCGAATCAACGCGGTCGGATAAGTCTTTAGCCTCGGCAAAGGTTTTAGCATAAACCGTAACTAATAAGCTGCTGACAATCTTATAGATGCCATCCTTTGTCCGGAAATATTCCGGAGAGCTGTCATAGACCGCATAAGGATAGTCAGAAGTTTCGGCCTCGTATAGTGAAAGCGGAATTATCCCTTTTGTTACCTCAACAAGCTTTTTGCCTATAATGTCAGTCATCAATATCGAAGCCCTGCCTTTTCAGGGAATTTTTTAATTCGGAAAGAAACTCATTTTCCCATCCAGCAGCCGCATCTTCGAAAAAGCCCTCCGGGTATTGCCCTTTATTATTTCTCCTAAGCCTGCTGGATGTCGAACTCTTTGGCCTTACCGGATAATCAAACTTATGATTCGGGTCGCGCCTCTCCAGTGTCCCGTAGTCCGCCCAATAAGCCTTGAACCAGTCAGCGACTGCTTTTGCGCCCGATTGGTGCCCAGATGCTTCATGGCCGTTGTACAGACCCATGTTGGCGTACAGATTGCCGGTCTTAGAGAGCTTGACCTTAGACTTTATCAGCTTCTTCCATCGTGCCGGGATTGAACGCCTCAGCTTGCTTGCAACCTTGCGCGCAGCAGAAGTCATTGCCTTCTTTCCTGCCTTCTGGAGTTCCTTTGGGGCTCCGTCGAACATACGAAGAACATCCTCTAGGCCGTCAATTTTGATGGAAGTTGCCATAAGGTTAAATTATCGCCCTGACGGAGATCTTGCATATAGGCGAAATTCTTGACACCGGGTCGATGCTCTCAATGGCATAGGCGCTCCCTCCTATCAGCACCCTCCAACGGGTGGTCAGGTTCGGGACTTTCCAAATGGTCAAGGTGAGAGCCGAACCCTGCTCAAGGTTGCCGTTGTCTACAACTTCATCCTCATTGCGCTCTACCTTTGCGAAAGCCTCGCGCCCGCTCTTCCAGTTGTAGATCTTTTCTCCACTGTCGCCTTGGGTAATCACACACTGTTGGAGCACTATCTTAGTGTCCATCCCTCCTATGTCCATTCTATCCATAACTATCCTATTTCATAGTTACGGTAAGGCCGCAGAAGCGCGGCGGACGCCTTGGGGAGCGTCTCCACGCTGTCCAGCGGATTGCTGAAAAGCGATGACGCTATCAGGAGTATCGCGTTCATCAGGTCATCAGGCACCTGCTCCATGCCGGAAGTCCAGACGACCTCCGCCTCGTCGCCCGTCACCGAAGGGTCAAAGCGCACTGAGGACACCGACCGCACCGCGGTCCAGCCTTCTGAAAGAGGGACCCCGTCCACCGCCACGGACTCCACCGCCAGAAGCGGGGAATCCAGGCGGATTTCGGGCGAAAAAGGGAATATGTCGGAGAAACGAGACCTGAAGACGACACGCCCTATCTGGTGCTCGGCGGAGCGCGCGGCGGCGCAAAGCTTCTGCCGCAACTCGTCGTCCATATCGCAGGAGGTCAGCCTCAGATGGCTTTTCAGCCTTCCGAGACCCTCCCAAAGCATATCGTCGTCAAAATCCCGTCTCACGCGTTTAGTCATTAGTCAGTTGTTATGTCCACGATGGCCGCGAAGCTCTTAGGCTCGACAACCTTTACATCGTTCCAAGCGTTCAGCGTGAGGTAAATCTCACCGTTGCGCGCCCCGGTGTACGGGTCAACAACGATGTCTATTCCGCCCCACTGGCCGATATAGAGGTCCTGGAAGTTACCGAAGATAAGGGCGGAGCACTTGGAAGCCGCAGTGCCCTTAGTAAGGCCAGACGGGACGAGATTCGTCCAATCAAAAGGATAACCGTTCAAGGTCTTAGGCGCCTCGTTGGACAGCAGGAAGCGCGCAGTGCCGGTCGCCATCTCGGTGACCTTCAAAGCGCCGTTCACCTTCGCGTTGGAAAGATAGGCCATCCTTCCACGGTTGGCGTTCTTGGAGTTCACCTCGGTCTCCAGGGTCACGATATGCTTCCAGTCTATCGCGCCTCCGTTCGTGCCCATCGCCACGCTTCCGATGCCGGTGGTGTTCAGGATGCCCGTAGGCTCTCCGTCACTGCCGGAGCCGTTGATGGCCGCCTTCTCCAGAAGGTCGGCGTGCGCGTCGGTGATCTTGTTCAACAAGTCGGCCTCTACGTCAAAGGAGGTCTGCCTGAGCAGGTCCTTTGTCGTGGCCACGGACACGGATGACCTGTGCGGGGTCATTGTCAGCTTGGAATATGTCACCTTCTTGAGCTCGTTCTTGTCAGCCTCGCCTTCCCATGCGGCCTGGACCGCGGAAGAGCTGATGGCCGTGAACGTCCCCACGAGGTCGGTCAGCACGGTCGCGCCCAGTCCGGCCACGACCAGCTTGTCCTTGAGGATGTCAAGGTAGCGCCTTTCGCCCTCCTCGGTGAGGTTGCCGCCATCCGCGTCAGTCGTGTAGTTCTGGCCGCTTGCGGCACGGAGATAAGCGGAAGGGATGACATGGCCCTGACGGACCAGTCCCAGACGCTCATACTCCCTCGCACCCATCTCTTCAACCTCCCTCTCGATGCCCTCCAAGTTGCCGGCAACGATCCCGGCGATGTAACGCACCAACGAGAACGGCCTTCCGGCCACCTTCTGTCTTCTGTCAAGCTCCCTGTCGGCAGCCTGCTGCGCGGCGGCCTCGACGGCCTCCGCCTGTTCCAACTCACGCATCAGCGCCTTGAGCTCCTCGATGCCCTTCTTGAGGGCTTCGGCGTTCTCAGGGCTGTTCTGAATGCCTCTGACCTCCTCGGCCTTGGCCGCGAGATCCCTTCTGATTTCCGCTATTTTTCTCATGATAAAAAGAATATATTAAAGCAGAGCTGCCTCCGCCATTGTTAATTGCCTCTCAACCTCAACGCCTAGCGACAAAAGTTCCGCACCTCCGTCTTGCGTCTCTTTCCCCTCCTGCCTTTTAAGTTCGGCCAATTCCTCATCCCTTGCCTCGATGGACTTTTTCAAGGCATTCGGATTGGCCGGAATGTTAACAACAGAAACCTCCAGCAGTTCCTGACCCGCATAGTAATAAGTCGGGTTCTTGCCGTCAAGGGCCTCCTCGCCCTTGCCCCAGCCGCCTTTGCCCTTAGGCAGGAAACCCACCGACACGGCCTTCAGGCTGCCGAACAGAAGTTTGTTGTAGATCTTGTCGGCAAGTTCGTTTATCTCCTTAGGCTCAAAGTCCACATCCACCAACAGCTTGCCGTCCTTGGTGTACGCCCGTCCCTTACCGATGACGTTGTCGGGGTTCTCCGTGTCATCCCATCCGCCATAGACCTTGTGCTGATAGCCTATGATTCCGTTCTTGTTGAACCTGTCAAGCGACCAGCCCTCCTGATTGAGGACAGTCCCGTGCGAGTCCCTCGTGGAGTCCGACGCCACGAATGTGATCCGCCTTGAATCCTGCTTTTTCGCCTCAACCACGGCATCGCCCGCCGTCCTGAATAGTATCTTATCCATTGTCGTCTGTGTTTTCTTCACTTTCCTTGCCCACCACGCCCGAATTGAGCGGATAGAGCATGTCATCAAGGCCATCCTTGTGCTGCAAGCCCTCAAGCGCCCTGACCTCGTTCCTCGACATATAGCCGTCAAGGATGGCGTTATGGTAGTAACTCGACCGCGCGGCCGTGTCGCCACGCAACAGCCCGCCAAGACCGAACTCGACGTCATAGAGTCCCACCTCGTCCGCAAAGAACATCTTGGTCCTCAACTCGACCTCCAGCCGCTTGATGATCGGCCGCAGCGTGTATTCCACGAACTGGATCGTCTGATGCTCGATGTTGCTGAACGTGGCGTGCGAAAGCTCCGCTATCATGTGCGGCGGAATGTTCAGTATCCGCGCCACGTCCTGAATGGAGAGGGTCTCGCTCTGTATCAGCTGCGCCGCCACCGGATTGACCGACAACTGCTTGTATTTGATGCCATATTCCAGAAGCGGGGTCCCGAAATTGCCCTCGGAAGCCGCCTTGAAGTGCTCTATGAACTTGTTATATGCGTCATCCCCAAGGTTGCCGTCAGTCTCCAGAACCGCACGGATGTTTCCCTTGCGCGTGTAGAACTCGCTTCCGAACTTCTCGGTGGCCAGATTCTTTCCCAAGGCGATGGCGTTGTAAATCACCGGATTGACACCCGTAAGTCCGTCAAGGGTCAGAAGCATGAAGTGCAGCACATCATCGCCGCTGTAAGTACCGTTAAGCCACGAGAGCCCGGGGTCGGGAATAATCACACGATACCACCTCCTGCCTTCCGACAGAGCGGCCGTGACGTTGGACGGGTGTACCTGATGGATCGACACCGGTCGTCCGTCCGCCCCCCTGCGGATGACCGCGTAGGCGTTGCCCCATCCCTCCAACCACGTGGTCATGCAGTTCCAGAAGTCGAACGTGTTTGTATAGTCATTCGGCTTGACCGCGACAAGCCTGTAGGCCGGATGATCGTCAGCCGAAGCCAGCCCCTTGTCCGTCTTCTTGCGGACCGAACGCGGCAAAGACGCAATATTCTCGGAGATCAGGCGAATACCGGCGTAGAACGCCGTTATCTTCATAGCCGTGGAGTTGCAGACCTGAAGGCCATAGTCCACTGGCGGCGGCACAATGACACTGCCGGAAGGGGCGACGGTCACAGACCGCCTCCTCGCACCTTTGAATATGCTGCTGAATATCGACATCGCCCGCAAGATAGCAAGCGGACGCGGTTAAAATGTGGAAAAATCTACCAAAGTGAAGCCCTACCGCCTGAATTCCTTGGAATGCCTGAACGTGTCATAAGAAGCGAAGCGCGGCTCACCGAACTCGGCCAGGAACAGACCGTTCAGGAAATCGAACACCTCGCGCCTCGAAGTCGTCTGTTTCACAGCCCGGCGGCGGCGCAGCTCCGCCCAGAACTCTTTGGCGAAGCCGTCCCTCGTGACCATCCGCCAGACCCTTTCGTCAATCTCTCTCATATCACCCTCAAATCATGGTTTGAATATATTATTTTGCTTTCCTGCCCCGCCGTGTCGTTCAGCCATCCCCCTATCGCGTCCACTGTAGCCACGACCCCGTCAATCTTGTTCCTCGACCTCGCCTTGTCGAGCTTGATGTTTGCGTTCGGGTCGCGGTACACCACCACATTCCGGAACATCCACCGTATGACCGGGTCCCCCAGCAGGTCCAACTCGTGACGAAGAACCGCGGCCTCCAGCCACTTTGTGGGCACGGACATATAGCGGATGTTCTGCTGGTACTCCATCAGGCGGTCGCAGTAGCGCCCGAACTTCGGCAGTATGTTCCAGATCGCCCACGGGTCATACGCTATCTTCTTGACATCATACAGGTCCATCCACGAGATCAGCGTCTGAATATACCAGTCCTCGTCCAACGTCTTGCCGGGCGTGACCACAAGCCATCCCTGATCCCGCCACTGCCTGTAGTCCACGCGGTCGGACATCTCGGACACCTTGGACTCCGGGACACAGAAAAGATAACGCACGGCCTTGAAGGACGGGAACCAGAAGGCGGCGGCCGTGATGTCGTTCTTTGAAGCCAGATCCAGACCCACATAGCACTCCTGCCCGAGAAGGACGGACGGGTCAAGCCCCTTGCCGTTGGCGGCCACATCATCATCGCTTATCCAGACCTCCGGAGCGTCCACCCACATATTCAGGTTTTTCGTACAGAAGGCCGCAAGAGTGCTCCCGCCCTTCTTCTTGGCCTCCTGAAACTCGTTCTCCATATACTCGGGATAAAGCGAAACCCCGTAGTTCGGGTTGACCTTGCGCCAGACCGCCGGATCGTCCCATCTGTCACCCTCGTCCGGCTCAAAGAGCATGATGAAGTGGTTGTCCTTCTCCTGAAGACCGTTCATCACATCCCTCAGGAACTCCAGATCACGGAAATACGGATAACTGGTGTCAACTCCAGCCGTGGATATGGAGAACACAAGCGGCTGCCTTCTCGAACCTATGCCGGTCTTGATGACATCATAGATCTCGTTGGTCTTCCAGGCGTGCCGCTCGTCACAGATGGCGGCCTGCGGGTTCAGGCCGTCCTTGTTCTTCGTGTCCTTGGTCAACGGACGGAACGCGGACGCGGTGTCTATTCTGGTGATGCTCCCGCGGTAAATGTCAGCGATCTCGGAGATTCCGCTATTTCTCAGCAACTCCTTGGCGGTATCGAAGCAGATCTTGGCCTGCTCCTTGTCCACAGCCGCAGCATACACCTCCGCGGCAGGCTCCCCGTCAAAAAGAAGCATATAAAGGGCGATGATGGCCGCGAATGTCGTCTTGCCGTTCTTTCTTGGAACATACACATCAGCATACTGATAACGGCGGCGTTTGGTCGCCGCGCGATACCAGCCGAACACATTGGCCGCCACGAAGAGCTGCCAGTCCTCCAGCCTTATGCGTTTCCCGGCAAACTCGCCCTTGAAATGCTTCAGCGTTTGAGCGAACCTCACAAAACGCAGGAATTTGGCAGAATCAAAATACAGGTCTTGCCGCTCCTTATCGTCCTCATATCTCTCGCACGCGAGTCGAACCATCCGGCAGGACGGGGCCGCGCCGGATATGATGTCCGAGGCATACTTATCAACCCGTGCAAGATACGCGTCACTGCTCATCCGGCTCGCCTCCTCCCATTATCAGGTTGATGATTCTGGCGGACGGATCCTCGCCCTCGACCCTCGCCTTGATCCTCTGGCGGTCAACCGGCGATAGCCCGAAGTTCGACCCGATCTTGGCGATATGGTTGAAGAATCTGTCCATCTGCCTGACGGACGGGTTCTCTACAGTCCCGCAGACATTGCCGGCCTCGTCACGCTTGACGGAATACATCCCGTTCTTCTCGACATCCGCAGCCGCGGTCATGTACATGTCGAACTCCTTGGCGAACATCACCAGCTCCGGCAAATATGCTTGTTCAATGATCCCCAACGGTATAAGCTGACGGCAGACCGACAGATAAATATCCCTCTGCCTTTCGCTCAGAAGTTTATAGGACAGCGTTCTGCACGCATCTTGAACCCTCTTGATCTTCCGCCCTTCCAAATCCCCGTCATTTCTGCGCCTGCAGGCCTGATAAGTACCCTTTAACTTAGCGAGTTGCGCGGGCTGTTTTTTACGTCCGCTTCCGGTTCCTCCCATATCTATTTGAGTTTTTGCACATTGTGATTCCTTGGGCGATTTTCAGCACTCGCGTCTCCGAAAGTGGGGCTGTGGTCTTGGAAAGGATCGGCAAAGAGATTCGAAGCCCCCTCCCCCTTCCGGCGCAAGGCGGCAGCCACACCGGTCGCACCCTTGACGTGCCCGTCAGAGGCGTTCCCGCGCGTTCTACGCCATTCTGATATAATGACTTTATCCCTATTACCTTTAGCGATGTTGCAATCAGCACAAAGGCTCTGAAGATTGCTCTCGTCAAAGAAGTCACGGCACACCGGGAACGGCGTGATGTGGTCAACGACCTCCGCCGCCTTCAACCTTCCATTCCTCGCGCACTCAGCGCAAAGAGGGTGTGACTGCCTGAACGCCCTGCTCAGCCTCGTCCACCTAAAGGTGTGATATAAATCATTCGACCTCTCACGTTGATAACCACCGCCATCAGCCTCCTTGCGCTCCTTTGAATCCCAAGCCAGCACCATCATCTGTCCTCCCTGTTGAATGTCACAATCTTATCGAAGTAATCCTTATAAAAATCATACAGGCCGCGGTCTATCGAAAGGCTCGCCTGTTCCGTTCGCGGGTTGGTGTCAAAGTTCGCTGACGTCTGTAAACCGAAAGCAAACTTATCACCTACACCAGTAATAATCTTGGAGTGGTTTCTGAATATGGCAATACGCCCTCGCCCGGGGTTGGCGGCATACCATTCGTGCAGCTGCTTCCAGACCGCCCCGTAGCTCCCTTTGAATATCTCACCGACATACAGATCCAACCTCTCTATGTTCCCATCCTCCAGCCACGTGATGATCTGGAAAGCATCACCCGCCGACATACACCAAGTTGAAAGAATGCAATGCGATAGCCTCTGCGACCTCAACACGGCCTTAAGATATGACATTCCGTCAATGTCGCCAGCCGTCAGGAAGTTGTAACAGTGTCCAACCTTGAAGTCAAAAGACCCGAACAGATCCAGCAACTTCACCTCTGAGTAAGCGCGCCGGTACAGATATTCCGGCGTGAACTCGTACATCGCGGCACGTTCCCTTCTCTTTGGCTGCTCATCCTCAACCTCGGGGCGCTCAACCTTGCGGACGCTCCAGTCATTATCATTAGAGAACAGACTGACTTCTTTCGCCTTATCGTTCATAACCTAAAGCGTCTAATTAAGCCATCCCGAATACCAGCATGGCCGCGTCTCTTGAGTGTTCCGATGACCTCAACGTGCAGCCCGTAATTGATTCAAACATACCAGCCGACCACTTAGTTATTCCCTTGCATGGCGCAACCATCTGAAAGGGTATTTTCATTCTTGTCAAGAAGTCCTCCCAGATCTTGGCATCACGCTTTATTGATCCGGCACCTAGTCTACGAGACATCTCTTTTCTGATGTCATGCGTGTTTGGCACCCATTTCCGCTGCCTTGCATCCTCAACAATAACCGTGATGTCTTGATATTCCGCCACTAAGCCAAGGACGCGGAATATAGCCTCGTCTATCGTCACCGTGTCCAGCGAGAGCAGCTCCCTCTTCTTTGAGTCCCACACGGCCATCCCCGTGTTAACCCCCGTGTCTATACCTACCCAAATCATAGCCTACCAGTTATCCTCATCGTTTTTCCTCTCATCCTTCTTCGGGTTGATCTGCCACGGCTGCAGTGATCCGATGAACGGAAGGTTCTTGACCTGCGTCTCGCTCATACGCTCGAAGTACTCCCTTGAGACCTGCGGCTTGATGTAGTGGCTTGAATTGAAGCTCTGGTTCGCGCTCTCGTAGGCGGTCGCCAGAAGCTGGACGTGCGCCAGCGGCTTCGATGTCATCGCGCCGAGGCCGTGGTCAAACTTCTTATACTCGTCAATCACAGTCCCGCGCTCGTTGTCGATGGGAATGACCACACAGCGCCGTGTCGCAGTCTCGCCCTTGATGTCCATGATTTTCGCGCCTGGAACCTTGTCCAGCTCGATCTTGATGTTAAAATTTCCCATATTCTACCTTTTGACAACAATTTCATATAAAAACCGGTCTCCGCCCATAGGGGCGATTCGACCAAAAGAGAACACCTAGTCAATCACAACGTTCCCCCTGATGCCCTTCCCTCCCCAGTCTGCCACATAGACCTTGCACGGGGTGTAGTAGGAAGACCCGTCGAACATCACAACCTCGCTGTCCTGCGGCATCTGCTGCAAGGCCGCTATAAGTTCATTCACCGTCATTGCCAGTCCTCCTCGTCTACCGTTATCACCGTGCCGTCACCAAGTATCAGCTCGTCATTGTCGCCGTAATGGTGGCACTCCTCGCAGTAGTGCTTGCCTCTGACCTCTATCCAGCCGCCTCCAGCCTTATCGGCGCGCCACTGCATTGTTTTATTTCTTTCAGATAAACATCGCCATATACAGGCGACCACAACCTCGTCCCTTTCGGGCAGCCTTTGAGAATCTCACAGAGATTCAGTTCTTTTGTCTTTTCCATACTTTTTATTACCTAAAACATAAATTCCGGCTCGAACACCTTGCGAAGCCACTGAACCGAGCCGTCTTTCAGTGCCCTCCTGAACTCTATGTCGATCTCCGTGTGGGTGCCTATCACATGCCAGTGCTTGTACTTGGCGCGTTGGCACTCCACCGTGTAGCCGACCTTCGCATGGTATTTAATCCTCGCCTTGACCATAAGTCTCAAAGAAAAACACCACGTCCTTGTCGCGCAATTCCAGCAGCCCGTAGTCAAGGCTCTGCCGCACCTGGAAAGATCTTTTCACTATTCCTTGGCACTGCTCTTTCAGAACCTTTCTGAACCCCTCAACGGAGTTGGTTCCCTTCCTGAAATTGCACGCCCTGCAAGCCGGGTTGAAATTGTCCAATGAATCATCACCTATGTCAGTCCTCTTTGAGAGGACCTCGCGGTCGTGCCCTCTCCAAATCGGAACAATGTGATCCACCTGCATATCATCGAGCCTCAGCTCCTTCCCGCAGTAGGCGCAGCGCCCTCCGTATTTGTCGTAAACCAGCCTTCTTATTGTCGCATTCATTCCCCGTCCTCCTTCTCCTTGAACGCGTCGCTCGGCTCGATGTAGAGCCTCTTCTCCACGTAGCGCAGCCGCCGCCAAAGGTGGCTTATCTGCTTGGTCTTCTGCTGGAACTCCAGCCTGTCCACGGAGAGGCGGTCGTCCGTGTCACGGCAAAGCCACTCTATGCGGCCCCACATCTTCGACAGTTCCTCCTCAACCTTGCGTTTGCGCTCGCAGTAATCAAGAAGCATCCGTATTATGCCCACCGCCGCAAGCGGTATAAGGCAAATAACCGCAACCGCGGTAATATCTCCTATGTTGTTCATATCAATCTTGTTTTCAATTATCCATTTCGTTGTTCTCGCTCAATCTCCTGACGGCCTCCCTCTCGGCATCGCTCAGTTCCCAGACGATGACCTCCTCCGCAGCCTTCCTCTCCGCAGCCTTCCTCTCCGCAGCCTTCCTCTCCGCAGCCTTCCTCTCCGTTATCAGGAAGCCGCTCCCGAAGATGGTCTTGCCGCAGGCCTTCTGAGAGGCCAGGGCCGAGATACGCACGGCCTCCGACCGCCTTATCTCAAAGTCAATCCCGTGCGTGGAGAGGTAGCCCAGCATCGATGACGTGAGCACCTGCGGGGGATATTCGTACCTCGGCAACGATGCCGCCCCATTCTTGGCTGCCTTGAGCTCCTGGGCCTCCTTCACCCTCAGCCTAAGGTCGGGCGCGGACATCGCCAGCACGTCGCCGAAGAGGTTCGACACGAAGCCCGTGTTCACCTTCGCCCCGTTGGCGTACTCGACCGCGCAGGAGCAAGGGATCGAGGTTACGGAAGAAGAAGAAGAAAAGATCGTGAGCTGCGGGGCGAACAGGAAGAAGCGGATGTTTCGCTCAATGTAGAACCTTATGATGCCCGCCAAGATGCTGAACGGAGGGTTGTCCACCACCACGTCATCCTCCTTGTAGTCATAGGCCTGGTAGTCACCGCCCGGCCAGAAGGGGCGGACAATGTTGCGGCCTTCCAAGTCCACCTTCTCCCCCAGCCATCCAAGGACTGCCTCATACACCTCAACGGGAGTGTAACAATCATCCGTGGTGAGTTTCGGCTTGAACTTCTCCGTGAAATCATCGTAATTGTCCTTGCCGACCTTCCCCTGTATGAACTCACCTTTTGTACGGATCTCCTCCCCGAAGAGGTCAAGCTGCTTTACAACGTCGGCCATATACTACCTCCTTGTCACAAACAGCCCCTTGGCCCCAGCCTTGCCGAACATCCAGTCGTCGCCCACAGGCGCGGCAAGCTCGACAAATCCCGGATATTCCACTGCCTTCTCCGTCATGGGTTTCCTTCCGGACGACGGCACCGGCTTGGCGCAGCCGCAGCTCTTGGTCTGCCCCGCCCTCAAACTTTGGGCGTAAACCACCCTCTCCGTCCCGCATTCGCAGCGGCAAAGGCACGCCGTCCTTTTGTGCCCGTCAATGGCTTTCTTCTTGGTCATCCCCATCACCGTCCACTTCCCGAACCTCTGCCCGGTCATGTCACCGAATCCCTTTCTTTCCATTTTCCTACTGCATTTTGAAAAACCTTGTCAGGGCCTCCGCGTCGGACCCCGGCACGGCCTTGAAGTTGGCCACCGCCTTGTGGATTCTCCGCCTCTTGTCGTTCCCCTGCGGATCGCCGTCAACCCTCGAATAGTAGAGTATCAGCAGCCGCACTATGTCGTCCGCGTACGACTGCAACGCCTCGGTGCGCTCCGCCACACCTTCCGGGACACGGCACATCGCGTAGTTGAACGTCTCGTCAAAGGCTGCCTCCAATCCTTTCAGAAGGCCGTTGACGCTCTTCTTCGCCTCGTTGAAGGCGTGCTTCTTGCGCTGCACGAGGCAGTTCCTCACTCCAATCTTGTCAAGGGCTGCGGCCATCCGCGCGCCCATCGTCTGGATCCCCCAGACCATCTCAAGGAGCACGCCCAAGGCGGCGTAGCCCTCCGCGCTGAGGTCGTTCCCGGCCTCGTTTATCAGTATGTTTCCGTTCATATCGCTTTCTCCTTGAAGTCAAAGTAATGCCCCTTGTCGGGGTTCCTGCCCTCTTTCTCCAGAACCGGGCAGCGGTTCGTCTTCTCGTCGTACCACGCCACAAGGCTATTGTCATCCACGTCGTAGCCGCGGCTTCGGAGATACCACGTGTTCAGATGAAATCTGCGCCCACGGTTGCGTACCCTCAGCTTCGTCTGCTGCGGAACGCCGAACGTTCGCCTTGCCTTCTCCTCTTTCAGCAGCCGCCTTCTGGTCTCCGCTGATTTCTCCAGCCTTTGCCGCTCCTTCCTCGCGCCGAGCCGTTGAAGCGAAGTCTCCCCGCTCTTGAAGCGGTACCTCTCGCTGCCGGGAATGATGTAGCCTTTCGGCGGGAATGTTCCGTGGATAATGTGCGATTCCTTTGCCTTGTCCGCCGCGTTCCGCTGGCACTTGGTCTGGAAGCGCCCGGTCTTTTTCAGTCCCATCCCCCTCGCCAGCCTGTGCAGGAAACTGTGTGACCAGCCGAAACGCTCCATTATCTCCTCGTTCCTCGTGTTGCGGAAATGCCTTTCGAGCCACGCCCTCTGTTCATCCGTGACCACCTTTTTAGCGTTGAACGCAAGCGGCGATTTCCTCGCGCAGCCGCAGGATGTCACCCCGGCATAGAGCATTGACTCCCCACTGCATTCCTTCTCCCCTCCGCAGTCGCAGACCACCCTCCAGTAGTGCCTCGTCCCGCGCTCCCCGGCGTAGCTCAGAACGGTCAGTTTCCCGAACCTCCGCCCTGTAAGGTCATTTATTGGCGCGCTCATGGCCGTCTGTCCCCGAAAATCCTTTTCTGCCTCTCGATGTCCGCGTCTGAGAGCCTGTTCATCCACACGTTCCAGTCGGGGCTCTTTGTCGCTAAAAGGTCGGAGAGCTTATCACGCGCCTCGCTTTCTGTGTGGTAATAGAACCAATCCATATAGTTGCCGCGCTCGGCATACACCACATATCTCTTCTCATTTGCCATTTCTTTTCAAATCTTTTATTTTGTACCACGTTAAAAGGAGGGCGGCCTGCGTGCGGCCACTGCCTTGGAAGCCTGTCCCCGTCCACCGAATCCGCCCATCGGCAACTTCGGACTCCTCCGGCTTCCGTCGGTTTGCCCTCCTGCGCCTGTTTTTGAAGGGGCGGGAGCCGGAGCTCTCCGCCCAAGCGTAAGACTAAGCCGCGCCTGCGGCGGCGTCCAAAAGCACAAGGGGAACCGCCACGTTCCTGCCGTTCAGGATGCCGCCGACCGCAAAGCCGACGTTGCCGCTCGCGATCCAACCGCCGTAGGAGCCGTAGCGGGAACAACTCCAGACGCGGCCGGAATAGTCTTCAAGCAGGTCGGCACCGTCAATGGCCTTCGCCAACTCGTCGATCTCGCTCTTCTGCGCGGTTATCTCCAACGCCGCCAGAAGGGTAGGCAGGGCGAATCTCCCGAACCTTACAGATAAGAAGCCGCCCACGAACACCGCCGCGGGGCTTCCGGCCTCGACAAGCGCCGAGGTGGCCTCCGTGTTGTCTCTCAGCCTCAGAGCCTCGATTTCCGTGACGCAGTCAGCCTCACATTTGCTTCTGTCTTTAATATTTAGCAACGCCTCTTCGCTGTACTTCGGATAAACGAGAGCCTTCTGCCCGTTCAGGAGGCCAATCTCGATTCCCTCGATGCACTCAAGCCTGTTCTGGCCCTCGCATCCGTCCTTGTAGATAATTCTTGCCATTTCTTTTGAATTTTTATAAATTAAACAATCAGTGATAAACTTCGATGCCGGGCGCGGACTCGAACCGCCTTTGTCAAACATTCATCGTGATTGTGTTTTTTGGCTATTTCACGTATTCCCTGCCGTCCCGTGACGGCCTTCTCCCGGCATTGTTCGCGATTCACACCGCTACACTTTTCAGTTGGTTTTCTCAGGACCTCAGGTAAGCCTGCCAAGACTTTGAGTGGCTCCCCGGTGTGGAATCGAACCGCACTGCCGTCCTACGCTTCTGAATGGAGTGTGCTTTGGGGCTTCTCCATTCATCGCTGTCAGAGCCCATATCTGACACTTCGGGGAGTTTGCCTCTGACGGACTTCGCAGCCGGTCTTCGGAGAAAACCACATAATTAAACACATAAAACTATAACCTATGAGCCGCGATTAGACCCGCGCGGCCGGCGGGTTTCTTCACTTGTCCTTCACGATCTCCGCCCTGTTGGCGATGACCTCGTAGAACAGCTTCTCCACGTTGTCGTTGCCGGTGAACTTGTTGACCCTGACGCGCCCCACCACATGGAGGCGGTCGCCCTTCCTGATGCTCGCGGGGTCGGGCACATCCTTGCCCCTCCATATCACCACACAGTGCCACACCGTGTCTATCGTGATCTCCCCGCGCCCGTTCTTCGACGCCTCGTTTGTCGCGAGGGAGACGTGGGCCACGCTTGTTCCGCCCACGTTGATGACGCTGACGTCGCCGACGCGTCCCTCAAGCTCTATCCTGTTTATGTCTTCCATTTCTCTTTCTTTTTTTTGCGAATTATTCCATTATTCCTATTTTTTGCCTATTTCCTTGCGCTCTCACTTACTTTCGTCCGCAAAACAAGGGTTTCCTTACCTCAACCCGAAAAACACCGCCAAAACGCCTTATTTCGCTTCATCGTCCTCGACCGGCCTTATCCACCAGTCGTTCAGAGTCCGCCCGACCTCTATCCGCCCCGCCTTCCTGAGCCCCTCGATGGACTCCAGAAGCGCCTTCTCCGTCATCCCTTTGCCCCGCGCCCATCTTTTCAGGTTCAGAAGGGTCTCGTGGCATGGCAGCGCGTTCCTCGACCTCAACCCGGCCACCACCTCCTTGACCCTTCCAAGGATCATCTCGACAATTCCTTCTCCCATAACTCCTCCTTCCTCTTTTCCGCGCGTGTAGGGATATCCGCGCCAGGCATCTCCTCGAACGCTGAGTAAGTCTCATTCGGCCTCAACAGCACGGAATCCCCCGCGTGGCCGCCCTCGCGGTTCTTTCCTATGCACATACTGATAAAGCGCTCCCCGTCAACCGCAAGCCTTGGCGAAAGGAATATCACCCTATCACTGTCCTGCTCTATCGAACCCGATCCCCTCAGGTCCTGCAAGGCGGGGTCGCGCCCGTCCTTCACGTTGTCCCTGTTGAGCTGCGCAAGCAGAACCACCGGGATGTTAAGGGACTTGGCAAGCAGTTTCAGCCGTCTCGTTATTCCCGATATCCTCCTCTCCTCGGTGTCCTGCCTCCCAGAAGGCGATGTCACAAGCTGCAGATAGTCGATGTAAGCAACGGAACACCGCCCCTGCTGGTGGCTTACGGTGATGTCTGCGACAATCTCGTCAAGGCCAAACGTCTTGTCTTCGATGTAGAGCCCCCACCGTTCCAGCAAACCCCTAGCTTTCTTCCACGATCCGCCCCAGTCCACGGCTCCGCTCAGCTTCTCTCCCGGCCTCAATCCTCCAAGAGAGTACATCATCCTTTCGGCCAGCTCCCTGTGACCCATCTCCAGCGACCAGACCTTCACGGGGATCCCGCAAGAGGCCTGACACATCATCATCGCCAGCATAACCGCGGTCTTTCCTATGCCCGGCCTTGCCGCAAGGGTCACAAGGTTGCCGCCCTTGAAGCCACCAAGGAAACGCCCGTTAAGGAAAGGGAAACCGGTAGGTACAGCGGCAAGCCCTCCCTTGCTCCTTGCCTCGGCATCCCGCCTTATCATCTCTCCCAGCTCATCAACCGCCTGGACAGCGGTCCTCTCGGAGCACGCCCCGCAACAAGACTCCAGAGTCTCAGCGAAAGCCCTCGCGTCCGACAGCACGCTCTCCGGCATCATCGACACATCCGACGCGGTGCGCATGAGGCGGTCCCCGAAATTCCACGCGGTGCGGGCGAGCCACATCTGACGCAGAAGCCTCGCGTGGTTAATGCTTGTGACAAGACCGCCGCTCGCCCCCGTGTAGGCCGCAAGGGTCCTCACCGCCTCCGTGTCCGCGACCGACATCATCACGGAGCCGTCAACCGGCTCCCCTGAGTCCCACCGTTCGCACACCTTCAGGAACGCGTCCCGCAGATGCCTGTTCAGGAACATGTCAGGGCGGACTATCCGCCTGATGTCGTCTATATACTCCGGTGTGACGATCACGTCCCACACCAGTAACGCCTCGGTCTTCTCGCTGTTGAAATCAACCATATCCTAGTTCTCAAATCATTTACCGTCTATCTTCTCTTCCTCTCCCTGCTTATCCACAGGTACACCGCGCTCTTCCAGTCCGACATCCTCACCCCACCGGGAAACGTCCAGCCGCGCGCCTTGTAGTAGCCGTAGAACTCCAGCGGGTCCATGTCGGGGGCGGCCTCCTGGAAGAAGGCCCTTACCTCGTCAAGGGTCGGAGGCGTGAATACCCCCGCGCTGCCCTCTGCCCTCTCGGTGTCCCTGCGGACCCAGCCGCGCGCCTTCGCGTACAGGCTGAAATACGGATCGTCCTCGGCTCTCACCCGGTCGCTCCCCGGGCGATGGGCGCACCAGTAGTCAAGGAAGCGCGCCTTCTGGCCCTCCGACATCTCCAGCCCATCCTTGGCGGCAAGGTTCGCGGCCACGCGCTCTAGACTTTCGGCCATCCTCGCACGCTTTAACCCCGCTATCCTGTCCTTGTCGAAGCCCACGGACTCCCTCTCCATGCTCGACACGTGGAACAGGCCGGCATCGCTCCCGCTGTCATCCGCCACGGAGGGGCAAGGGGGGCCGGGGGGTTCGGGGGTGGTCTTCTTTTGCTCAGAGGATGGAAGGGAACCGTCTGTTGCCGCATCCGCTGCCTTAACTGTTGGGTCTCCCTCAATTTTCCCGGATCCCTCAACTTCCTCAACGCCCTCGCACGTGTGCGTGTGTGCAGGCGCGCACGCGCTCTCTCGTGTTATTTTATTATCTTTTCTTATTGGGATAGGGGGTGTGGGGGAAAGGGGTGACGAAACGTCACTACTTTGCGCTTTTTCGTCACGGGTGATGTTTTGACACCCGTGACGTTTCGTCACCACCTCTAAATCTAATGAATATTCGTTCTTCCGACCAGGGTATCTGACAACCTTCAAAATACCGGACAGCTCCAATCTCGAAAGGAGTTTTACGACGTTGCGCCTGTCGATACAGCAACGTCTTTCAAGATACGGCAGCGACGCGTGGCATGTGTGCTGTCCGTCCTGCGTGAACCCGTAGATGACCGCCACCGCGATCACCTCGGACGGGTTCAGCCCCAGGTCGAACATCCAGTCCTGAATGAGGACAAACGGTCTGATCTCGGCCATGGCTCTATCTCTTTAGCCTCAACGGCAGTTCATACCCCAGATCCTCCACCTTCTCCCGCACGGGCGGCAGAAGCCAGGAGCACACCACAAGCACCGCAAGGGCTATCCCCTTGATCAGGAGCGCAAGCCACACCTTGCACGTGTCCGTGACATCCGACACCAGAACGCAGAGGCTCGCAAGAGCCAGAAGAACGGCCAGCACGTAGGCCGCGATGATGATTCCCTTTTTCATGTCCGTCGGTATTTATTCCTCGTTGACGTTCGTTCCCGTTGTCTTTCCGACCGCCAGTGCCGCGCCTATCTCGTCGAGAACCATGGTCAGGTCCTCACCGTCCGCGCAGTCGCGTAGACTCTCCATCATCAGACGGGCGATAAGAAGCGCCCTCCTGTACCTGAGGAACTCGTCCGTGAATTCCGCATAGTGCTTCTTCATCCTCTCCTCCTTCACCTCGTGGGCGGTGAGCCGCGCCTCCAGCAGCTTGATCCGGTCGTGCAGCAGCCCTATCTCCGTGTCCTTTCGGTCAACCATCTCGCTTAGGTCCGCCACGCGGTTGCCCAGCTCCCTTACATCCTCCTTCTTGGCGGCAAGCTCATCCCGTGCGGCCTCGTACCTGCTGGTCATCCAGTCATAGACGGTCTGCTTTCCGTTCTCATTAATCCACCTGTCGCAGAAGGTGTCCTTGTCCACATTGTCACCCGCGGCCATGTATTCATCGTGAATCGCCTGAAAGTGCTCATCGGTCGGGATGAATCCCGTTCTGTCTGTAAATTCCTGCTTTGTCATTGCTTTATCGTTTTTTTGTTGTTGTCTTGAAAAAGCCGCCCGGACGGGCAGGAGGCGGCGTAGAAACCAAGTCGTGAAAAACAAACTCTCATAATCTAATTCGAAACACTGACCCCGTAAGGCGCCAACCCCGGGGCGTCCCGTCCAGCAGCATCACTGCTGTATCCGTCCTAATGCGTGGCCCAGGCCCGCTCTATCTCCGTGCCCTTGTAGTACACCCTCCCGGACTTCATCCCCATGCCGAGCATGGGCCTTATCTGTCCGCTCTCCCTCCACCGGGCTATCGTCCTCCTGTTCACGCCCAGAAGGCGGGCGGCCTCGCTCTCGCAGTACCTTGACGCGGGCGAGACGTTCGGTCTCTCGTTTGTCATGGGAACAACAGATCAGGGTGGCACTTGCGCCCGATGACGGCCGACGTCAGGCGGGCGATCTCCTTGCGCCGCAGATAGTCGGGGCGACGCTGCCCGTTATACCAGTACCACACCGCCGCGGAGGTGACCTTCAGGCAGCCCGTCAGATCACTGCGGAGGTGATCCTGCTGCGCGGCGGTCAAGGACTTCCATATTTCGGGGAAAGTCCTTGTTTCTTCGGTTATTTTTTTGTTCATTTGCATTTGGCTTGATACCTCAACGGAGTTTTTTTTATGTTACTTTTCCGTTGACGATGCAAAATTAGATAATTTTTAGATAATATCAAAGGATTATTAGATAATTTTTAGATAAGAATTAGATAATATGATAAAAGAACGCGTTCAAGAGTACTGCAAGTATAAGAATATGGGCATATCACGCTTTGAGAAACTTGCTGGCCTATCCAATGGCTATTTCAACCAAGTCGCTAAGAGACCATCAGATGCAAGCTTGGTCAAAATTAGCAAAGCACACCCTGATCTCAATCTCGCTTGGCTGCTGACAGGTAGAGGGGATATGATAGATGATGAAACTTTGTCCACCGACAACTCGAACCACGGCAACGTCACAACGATCGGGGACATCAGCGGCATCACCAACTCCCCGACCACGGTGAACAACGGCAACACCGGGGAGCTGATGAAGGTGATAGAAGAGTTGAAAGAGCAGAACCGGTCGCAGCGGGAGCAGATCCGTGACCTCCACGAGCAGAACCGCAGCCTCACCGACATAATCAGGAACCTCACATCGAAGTAG